CCCGAATCGTATGGGTCGAACTTCAGGTACAATGGAGTTATCTCAATTCCATTGAACGCATCTAAGCCACATGACTCCCGGAAGTTTCCTTCCGTAAAGCTTTTGTGGCGGTTGACGCGCATCCCGAAGTGTTCGAGCCATTCCTCAACCTGACTATGATGGTGCGTGGGGACAATGATATCATCCCCATAGACTTGCACCATCCGAGAGGCGTGCAAGACGTTCTTATGCGTCGGCTGCTTGCCGAGCTTGTGTAGAATACTCGCAATGGAGATCATTGCGAATACAACACTCTGCACAGGAAACGTTGTTGCATTACCCATACCCGCGAACTTCGTGAGGCTTCGCGCCGGTTTTTTGTCGGCGCTAACCTCTACGGAGCGGAACCTAAAGAGCTTCTCCAAAAAAGCTCCGTGTCTGTGGAATACGAGTTTTACGACCTCGCAAGAGAGTCGATCACTCGCACTACTCAGATCCAAGGTTGCCCATTCACCGGTAAGGGAGCCAACTTCTGCCAAATATTGATTTGGCATCTGGTGGCTGAGGACTAAGACTTGCCTAAGAATTTGGCATTGCTCGATTTCTCGACGCAATCCATCGTTCAGGCCCTGTTGAGCAAATTGGAGCACAACAGGTTCTATGGTGATAGTTCGACGTGAAGTCGAATTTTTCGCCACAGAGATAAGCTTAGCCCTCCCTCTCGGGACAGACGGTTGTGCATCTCTCATTTCGGAGTTGAATCGCTCGGGCGAACTTAGCCCAAACAAGTCAATCCCTAGGCCAGAAAGGTCGTCTGTAGAACACAGACTATCCCAGATGGCTCTCCACTTGGAGTTTGAGAGATGTCCCTCAGCAACCGCCCCCGGCCCGTGCTTAAGACTGTATTCCGAATCGAGTTCAAGATTTGGAAGTATAGTCTGACAGCACATCTTCAGAAAATGACTTCGAGTGTCGTCGAATTTAATTCCGACTAGCTCGTCGTCAGTACTGAAGAATTTGGTCTTTGCCTTTATGTCTAAGGCATCGGTGCTTTCTTCCGATAGACCAAATTTCTTAAACAAGTAGAG